GATTGGTTTCATCTGGGACGACGAAGGGCCCGGCCTGTACATTCTTTGGTCTGACAATCCAGAGCTGACAGGTAAGACGATCAGAATGGGCGATGGTAAGATCGAAGACAAAACCTTTATGCACTTGTCGGAGTTGTTGGCATGAAACGCGTTCTCGTTGCATGTGAGTGTTCAGGCACAGTACGAGATGCGTTCCGGAGCCGCGGGTACGACGCGTGGTCCTGCGATATCATCGATCCGGACGAGCCAAGTGAGTACCACATCAAGGGTGATGCACTCGACCAGTTCCAGTTCGGATGGGACCTGATCATCGCCCACCCACCATGCACGTACCTGTCCAACAGTGGGGTCCGTTGGTTGAGCACAGACCCAACCCGCTGGGAAAAGATGAAGGATGGGGCAGAGTTCTTCAAACAGTTTCTCAATACTGGTTGCCCGCGTATCTGTATTGAGAATCCGATCATGCACAAGCACGCCAAAGAGATCATCGGTGTAAACTACACGCAGATCATTCAACCGTGGCAGTTCGGCCACGGCGAGACGAAGGCAACGTGCCTGTGGTTACAGAACCTTCCTCCGCTTCAGCCGACGAACATTGTTGAGGGTCGTGAAGGACGAATTCACAAGTTACCTCCGTCGAAAGACAGAGGGAAGTTACGATCAGTTACCTTTCAGGGCATCGCCGATGCGATGGCCGAGCAGTGGGGACCTTTGTTATGTTTAGAAAAGCGTCAGATGCTTACCACCGAACCATGATACACCACCACAGTATCCAGATGGCGTGGGAGAAAAAGGTCGAACCGGAGCAGATAGCCTTCATCGAAGCGGCAATAGAGGATGCTTCTGCACGAGGAGAGTCACTGTTCGAGAAGACTGTGAAGTGGGAACTCACTCGCAAAGTTAAGCAGGCCCTGATCGATCTCGGGTACGCAGTCGGGGAGCGGTGGGTGTATGAGAGGGACGGTCAGCGTTTACTGACGGTCTGTTGGGCACCACGGGGGACCAGATCATGAGTGTCTGGATCTACGCACGCGTCTCCACATTCGACCAGTATGTCAACGGCTACTCCGTTGACCAGCAGGTCCGGTCGTGTCTGGAGTACACCAAGCAGCACAACCTGATGCTGGGCGATGTCACGAACTGCGACCTGCCCGGCGTCTTCATCGACGGTGGTAAGTCAGCGTTCAAGAAGAAGCTGATCCAGCGTCCCGGAGGTTGTCTGCTCATGGAGAACGTGAAGCCGGGCGATACCATCGTTGCTCTGGCCACGCACCGTCTGTTCCGCCAGTTCGGTGACATGGTAGCTGTGATGGACAAGTGGGTAACCGAGGGTGTCAACGTACGCTTCGTCGATTACCCCACACTCAACACGGACACCGCCAACGGCAAGGCGATGCTGTACATCATGGCCGTAATGGCACAGCTCAAGTCGGAGCTGATCTCAGCCCGTGTCAAAGAGTCACGAGGTATCGCCGGGGTTAAGCAGAAACCAGAACCACCGGCACCGAAGCCAATCATCGTGGAGAATACCACGAAGAATCTCGGGGCCGTCATGCAGCAGATGCAGGTCGAGCGGGAGAAGAACAAGTTCACATTCAGCGGTTGCGTCCACGCGTACGTCCGTGTGTCGACGAAGGAGCAGACTGTCGAGCATCAGATCGAGATGATCAAGAAGCAGATCCCCGAGGACATGAAAAACGCAGAGATCATCTGGTACAACGATGAAGGTGCCAGTGCATTCAAGACGAAGTTCGAACGACGCAAAGCCGGCGGCCTGATGCTACAGGCGTTGAAGCCCGGCGACATGGTCGTGGCATGGAGGCCAGACCGTCTGTTCCGTTCCCTGATCGATGCCAGCCGTGTCCTGGAGAAGATCCACGCAACAGGAGCCTCACTGACAATCGTCGAAGGCAACATCCGGACAGACCAGGCTCAGGGCCGGATGCTTATGCAGATGATGTCCATGTTTGCCGAGATGGAGTCACAGGACATCTCACGCATGACAAAGCTGGGACACTTCGGTTCAATCGGTGTGAACCCCGCGGCCCGTGCGACACGGATGCCAAAGCTGTTACGCGGTATGAAGAAGCATCACCTGCAGAAGTACTACCAGTTCGAGGACATGCTGACACCCGAGGAACGGTTCTACATGCACGTCGAATTGTCGCTGACTCAGCAACACTACCGTGACCGTCGTACGGCCTGCAGAGTCATCTCGAACAAGTACCTCGCCAAGAAAGGTTTGCCACCTGTGACTGGCGAGTTCGGAGACCTCGTGACGGTCTACATCAAGCGATTGAAGACCATGCAGAAAGAAGAGTTCAGCACACGCCGGCAGCGACTGATCGACAATATGAAAAAGCAACCAGCAGGTGCTGAGATCCGGTACCCGCTGAACGTGTCTACGATTGCGTGGATCGACAAGAGGCAGAAGGAGTTCCTCCGGGTCGCGAAGATGTTCCCGGGGAGGCTGAGAGACAAGCAGGCCCTGACAATGCTGGCGTCGTCGTGTGCGTCACCAGAGGCGGCTGTGGCATTTGTGGGGAGGGTACGATGAGTAACCTCACAAAAGAAGAAGGTATCGAACTGTCAGCAAAGGCGTCCGGTCAGGACTGGGCCGAGTACGCTCTGAAGTTCTTGTACTGGTACTTGTGGTACAACAAGACAATGCACGTCGACGATCTGTGGACGGCGGGCCTGGTAACACCGGTATCGCCGAGAGCGTTGGGGGCTGTGGTCAAACAGGCGGCCACTAACGGGTGGATGCGTATGAACAAGACGGAGGAGGGTTACATCATCGGGAAACCATCGAAGAGTTCACACGACACGATAAAGGCCGTTTGGCTGTCTAACCTGTACCGACCAGATCCTGAGCAAACACAACCAGATCGGCCCTGAAGATCTGCAGTCTCCCACCCAACCAGAAAGACCTGAGGTAGTAACGTGCCTCAGGTCTTTTTTTGTTTTGTAAGCCCTTGAGACACCAGTTGCGAACGGTGTCTGTGGTGACCTCCACGCCATGATTCTTCAACCAGGCAACGACCTCTTTTGGGGCCATGAAGGGTGTCTCATTATCCATCTGGGAAAACCGACAAAGGGGAGAAAGCGGAAACTACCTAGTTTGTATGGTAAGAGGTATTGCAATACAAGCCGGAAAAGATTCTCATTGTCGGGAATAGTCATCCCCCAGACAACAGGAATCAATCATGGTCCCCGAACTTCCGTCGTTCCAGATGCTGCAGCAGCAGAACCCACAAAGCCTACAACCGAGTGCTCCGTCTGGGGGAGCGAATAGCCCTCCCGTCCCGGTTTCACAACCGGGCGGGATGGGTTTACCAACTCCCCAGCCACAAGCTCCGCAGGTAGATTCATACATCGCTGAGCTGGAACGATCGGGTCGATTACCGGCCGGCCGATTCAAGACCACGCAGGAAGCCTTCGAAGCGGTCTACGGTATCGCAGAGAGTGCTTCTCAGCAGGTTGAACGACTACAGTCACAGGCATACGCTCCTCCGGTCGAAGCCGCACCGCCCCAGGCACCAGCGGCTCCGGTCGAAGACTTGAACAAGATGGCGATGGCTTTCCAGCAGAGTGGCTGGATGGCACTGGAGAACGGCCAGTGGGTCGCCAAGCAGGCCGCGGCAACGCAGCTCGCTTCACAGTTGAACCAACGTATCGTTGAAGCTCAGGCCCGTCAGGCTGAACTCTCAGACCCGGACGCTTTCCTCGCCAAGTACGGCAAGAAAGCATTCGAACAGAACCTTGCTCCTCTGCAGACAGAGCTTGCCGAATTGAAGCAAGCCTACCAGCAGATGCAGCAAGATCTATACAAGGCTGTTCCAAAGCCTCACGAAGCCTGGGTCAAACAGAACGAGACACAACTGTGGACGACGAATCAACTTGGTCAACGAGTACCATCACCAGCGGGCAAGGTCTACGGCGATGCGTGGGATCTAGCCCAAAGCTACGGGATGGGTGCCGAAGATATTCACAACTTTGCGACTGTAGCTGCAACGCCGTACATGGTCCAGCAGCAGGCACCGCCTGCAGCCCAGCAGCAGCCACAGCAGTCATGGATGCAACAGACCCTGCAGAACCCTCCGGTGCATAACCCAGCCTTCAATGCTCCCGGTACTTCTTTCACTAACAGTGTTCCTCCCCACCAGCGAGCATCCTCACTGGACAATGACGGGCTCCCGTCATTCCAGCGGTTGCAGAACTTATCACAGTAACGGAGTAGACGATGGCTCATTCGATCACGGCAGCAACAGTTGACGGGCACATTAACAGCGTCCGTGACCTTGCACCAAAGTACTGGAAGGATGTCTCGGACCTGACGGTTCGAAACTTCCTCACCTTCTTCAACCTGATGAAGTGGGGGTCCATCTCGTACAACGCTCGGTCACACACGCAGCTTTGGAATGCCCGCGTCAAACAGCCGCAGGTGATTCCCGCAATCGACGGTCAGCCAATCGAGTTCGTCAACACTGATACGGACATCCAGTTCTACATCGGCATGAAGGGGTACCGTGGTACCGACTATTTGCCTGAACTGGAATACCTCCAGGCACAAGGTGCCCCGGAGATGATCACCGATCGATACACCCGCAAGAGCAAAGACATTGCTCAGGCGATGATCGAGAAGCTGTCCGGGTCCTTCTACAAAGACGGTAATGTCGCCGCGAATGTGTACGACTTCGTGGGCATCAAAACTCCACTGGCGTACGACTCAGGCACCATCACGGCTGCTGACAAGATCGCTCGACCGAACGGTACCTACGCAGGTCAGTCTTGTGCTCTGGGTAACCTCGGGGGAACGTGGACTGGTGACCTGGCTACGAGCCCGAACGCGAACCTCGACAAGGACTGGCCTTTCGGTCAGGGCTCAAGTGAGTACGACGGTACCTCCCCACTGATCGTGAACTACGGTTCAACGGCGTGGAACACGGCAGCCACAGACTTCGCGACCAACGCAGTGATCGCAGCCAGCTACGCTCTGACCGCAATGCTTCACCGCGGCGGCCAGTCGATGGTTGGTGCGATGCCAAACATGGTCATGGCGTCTGAAATGTTCACGGAGTTCAAGAACAGCTTCCGCGAGAACAACCGCCAGATGATGCCGTTCAAAGACGGTGACCTTGGCTATCCAGGTGAAACCCTGATGGTTGACGGCATGGTCTACTCGATGGACTATGCAGTGCCAACAGGCGAAGCCTACATGTACTTGCCACAGTACGTCGAAGCCTTCTTCGTCCACGATCAGATCTACGGTGCGAAGGGTCCTGACTACTCCGTGAAGGACGTCGGGTACCTGTACTACGCTTCGTGCTACGGGAACTTCAAGTTCCAGCCAAAGTACTTGGCCCGCTTCATCAAGGTCTGATGATTGAAACTGAGCCCGGCCTAACCGGCCGGGCGTCTTCTTACTCTCTGATTCAATTCTCCCCGTTTGGAGCGGTGCAATATGTCATGTAACATTCAGATGAATTTGGGCCAGGTCGACATTGTCGAAGACGATCGGTATCTGGGAGTCGTCAAACGATTCGCAGACATTAACCGCGACTCCGCGGTAAACTGGTATCCTGAGTCCGCAGCCAACCTGAAGGCAGTGTTCGTGAAGAACGACTCAGGTGGAACGCTTGCGAGCGGCCTCGGTGTCACGTACAAGGCTGGTGGAGTCGGCAAGACGATCGGTGCTCTGAGTGGTGCCAACCTTCGCTGTGACGGCGTGGTTGACCCATTCCTCGGTGCAGCCGTAACCGTTGCCAACGGTTCATACTTCTGGCTGATCATCGAAGGTCCAATCGACGTTGAAGTCGGTGCTGGCGACTTGACCAGCCTCGGTGTTGTTCAGACTCTGGCCAGCGGCAAGTTCGGAACCGGTACTGCCGGTACGAACTCTGTGGGTCACTCTGGTATCTCGGCCGAAGCCGGTTCTTCTGGTGGTCGGGCCCGTGTGTTCTTCAACAACCCGTTCTCAGCCTACAAGGGCTGATATGCGTCAAACATGTCGTACGTCGATTGCGGCGTACGACGGTTTTACTTTTGCCTCACGGCTACGAAGGGTGGTGATCCTAACATGAACGTCTTGCCTCCAAGTCCTCCTGCAGGTATCCACAGTACTCAGACCGTCCAAACGGTTCAGCCCGGTAACCCGATCCAGGTCACGCTGACTCCGAACACTCGGAAGTAAAATGGCTGACAGTCAAAAAGAATCGAAGGGGCAGGCAGGCTCGACTTGCCTGCCCCTTTCTGTTTTCCCGGGACGCACAATCTGCACAGGCCCGTGCGGACTACCGGTACGAGATGTCTCCCCCAGAGGTTTCTGTATGACATGCGAAGACAACACAAAGGCAGCAGGCACCATCGCTGTCCTGGCCGCTCAGCTCCCCAAGAAGGGCTTCAGAGACGCCATCAACGAAGTCAGGCGTAACAGCCAGCCTATGTCGCTCGCCATCGCTGACGCGGCTATGGCGGAGCTTGGAGGAGAGGCTGAGCTGGGCCGGATGATCGTGAGGGATCTTCGGCAGGTGAAGGGAGATCATCTCCCCGATGACCTGAAGGCATTCCACGATGTTGACTGGAAGGTCGCCAAAGGTCTCACCGAGATCCTCGTCAAGCTGGCGGCTGACAGGGACAAGCTGGTTGGCGAGACCGCGGACCCACTGGCTGACGTGTCAGAAGGCGACCTCATGGCGATCGCAAGCCAGGCTGCGTTGCTACAGATCGAGACAGACGAAGAGTTCCGGCTGAAGATCCTCGACATGATCGTGGACATCGATCCGGAGATGGTGCTGCAGGCGGCTGGCAGAGCAATCGACAGGTTAGAGTCAGGCCCAAAGGTGGAGGTTATCGATGCCAAGTTTACTTGATATTCTCGGCTACGCTGGCAACGCTCTCGACCTCCCGGGTTCTTCCGTACGCGACCTGTTGACCGGCAACAATCCGTTCGACCAGTGGCTCACACCGTTCTCGGATGGGAACCGTGCGACAGGCCGAGACGTACTTCACGCCCGCTTCGGTGTCAGTGAGAACGAAGAGACCGGCATGTCCGGCTGGCTCGACAACCCGATGGAGGGTGTCAAAGACATCGCCGGGTTCGGGGCGGAGATGCTGCTCGACCCGACGAATCTGATCCCCGGTGGTGCGATCCTCAAAGCTCTGAAAGGTCGTAAGGCGGCCAAGGTTGCGAACGCCGGGATAGACGCAGAGAACCTTGCGAACGCTGGCAAGTACTCTATGGTGAATCCGAAGGTGGCGGGGCGGCCAGAAGTTCCCACCAGCCCTACGCTACCAGAGGGTATTCCGGAACTTCAGCCAGGTTTCGCACGGGCGGTACATTGGGCTTCGCCGGAGAATGTCGATCAGATCAGAGAGTCAGGTCTTGACTACAGCCGCCAAGGGATGCTGTCCAGTACGGCTCAAGTATGGGGCGATGGTAGTAAGGTCAACTACTCGCCTCCGAATGACCCACGATTCAGCGGGGGTCAGGCAGTAATCTTCGACTTCCCGGAAGGCGAACTGAGACTCCACGATAACATCGCCAGAAGCCCTGGAGTACTGGACCCGAAGTACTTCGTCGGGGCAGTACCGGGACCCAAGCCCCAGCCTAAGAACCCGATGACGGCTGCCCCGAACTGGAAAGATCAGGTTGCGGACTTGGAGTCGCGGAAGGACGACCTCCTATACTCAGCGGGGGCTTACGAAGAGAACATGGGTGCTGGGGTACTCTTCGACGAGATATCTATTGCGAGGGGGGAGGGTCTCACAGATGGCACTATGGCATCACTTGACAGAGCAGGGTACCGAGCTGAGTACGACGACCTATCACGTCAGGTAGAGTCACTACGTGCAGAGAACCCGATGAAGCGTCTCGGGTACACACCGGGCGGCGAAGACCCGATGTTCCCCGGCAAGGAGACTATGCACCACGGCGGGCACGACATGTCAGCCTCCGCCACAGAGCAGCACCCGTACGGCATATTCGACCTCGGTAGACTCAAGACCGGGGAGGGAGCGAACATCTTTAGTCCCGGGGCGTACAAGGCAGACGTGGAGGCAACTTCCGCCAGGTATCAAGAAATAGTACAGGACAAGCTGGACGAGGAGTTCTACCGAGGTGAATCCGCTTTGGCCAAGTACTTTGAACCCGGGAAGACTTTACTTCAGGGGTATATGGGGGAACGGGTTGATCGTGTTCTAGAGTTCAAACCCGGAGGTAACGGGGAGCAGTGGGCTGTAAAAGTACAAGGCATGGCGGAGGACAGTCAAGGAGTGTACCGGCCCTCAGGACAGCCGAGATGGCACTCGACGGTGCCCGATAGACCTGAGATGTATAAACTCCTCGGAAAGAACCCCAACCGGGCGAGGCTCTACAAGTACGACACCCCGTTGGGGACCAAGGATAGCTTCATGAAGTGGGAGGGTGGGATACATGATCAACCGCCTGCCGCCCAGGAGTTCATAAATTCAAACCCAACGGTACAGAAGTTTGACCAGTACGCCAGCCTGCAAGAGAACACCGATGCTGCACGGCGTGAGATTGCCACGTTAAAGAAGCAGTACGGGATAGACCCGCTCACCCCGGTGAAGGACGGGGACCCTACGCCACTTCTTGAGGCAAGACGACGGCTACAGGAATCGATACAGGGGGAACTCGCCTTTAAAGCCGAGATGACGGGGACCGGGGGAATCCATCCGTACTACTTTGATCAGATGGCGGATAAGCTGTGGACCGGTGAGGACTTGGCCCAAGTGCTAATGGGTAACCGTCCAGCCGACGCAACACTCGCTGATACAGCGGGCTTGAAGGCGGCAGGTGTACCGGGAATGAAGAACCTCGCCGGGTCCACGAGGGGCCAGACGTACAACTATGCAATCTGGGATCAAGACCTCCTCAACCAGATGCGAGTCCGAGAGATCGACGGGCAGCGGATGCCGATCAACCCAACCACGATGGTGGAGCAGCAGGCCGTACCAGCTCGCCGAGGTATCGCTGAGGACGACCTGCTGGATATGACAAACCCGATGCGAGAGAAGATGGAAGTGCCGAACGCGATGAAACCAATCGTGGCGGGGGCGGTGTTCCACCTGTTGGCACGGCAGAACAATTATGGGGGTGCGTTTTGAGCGATGATATCAAAGACAAGATCCGTCAGGCACTGAGGGATAGACAAGACACGCAGATCGGTCTGGCCGCCGCGGCCAAGCTGGCAAAGGCCAAGGTCGATGCACTGGAGATCTTCAGACCTACAGAGTACCAGGAGGCGGTAGTCACCTGCGACACGTCCGAGACTCTGGTTCAAGGGGGTACACGATCAGGTAAGTCCACCATCGTGGCCGCCATGATTGCCTCGTACCTCCGCAACAAACCTATCACGTTCGCAGACGGATCGAAGCACGAGTGTCGTGAGCCCGGATGGAAGGAACGCCCTGTCAACGTCTGGCTTGTCGGTCTGCAGCTCAACCACATCGGGCAGACCATCTATCGACTGCTTTGCAAGCCTGGTGCGTTCGACATGGTTCGAGACGGTAAGACCGGACTGTGGAGAGCCTGGCAGCCCGGCCGTATCCCCGGCGATGATCAGATCCCGGTACAGGATCGTAAGCCGGCGCCACCCCTGATCCCACCATCGGAGATCGAGAAGGAGTCATGGTCAAACAAGGCAGCCTTCCAGTTCGATTCATTGATCATGAAAGACGGGTCGACGGTCTACGCGTTCGCTTCATCAGGTGCGGTGAAACGAGGGGACCCTGTCAACATCATCTGGATTGACGAAGAGATTGAGAACAGCGAGCACTACCCAGAATGGCAGTCTCGACTGTCGGACAGGAAAGGTCGGATCTTCTGGACGTCGTGGCCGAACGCCTCGACACCAGCTCTGCTGAATCTGTACCGGAGGTGTGAAGCCCAGCGTGAAGAAGTCCAGCTCGGCACCCGCAAGAAAGCCGACGTCACGAACTTCATCTTCATGGGTTCGAAGTCCCCCTTCGTGGATGACGACGAGAAGCGGAAGCGAGCCGAGGGCTGGACCGAAGAACAACTCCGTGCCCGCGATTACGGTCAGTTCGTGGTCGACAACATCCTTGCCTACCCCGAATTCGATCGGCGGATTCACTGTGTTGACTACGGCGACGGTAGCCCGCTCAACGACAAGGTCACGGACGCGATGCGTCGGTTGAACTGGAACGTACCTCCGGATTGGTGCGTCGACCTGATCCTCGACCCAGGTACCGCCCGGCCGGCCCTGCTCTGGGTGGCCATACCGCCCGAGTCTTTCTGGCATGACGAAGAACCCTACCACATCGTGTTCCGCGAGATGGCGGTGCCCCGTATCCACGCGGGAGAGATGGCCCGCCGGGCTAAGGCAGTCGACCCTTTTCGATACTATTCCCGGTTTATCGGGGACGCCAAGGCTGGTGACCAGACCCCGATGGGGCACGCACACACGGTTTTTCAGAACTACGAAATGGAGTTCAAGAAGGCGGGCTTGCAATGTCAACTCACAGGCGGTATGTTTCTCAGGGGTGAGACTGTCTGGATTAACAGGTCGCTGAAACTCCGGACGCTTATGCAGGTCAGACACGGCTGCGGCAAGCCTCGGCTCCGCATCGTGGCTCATGCTTGTCCGACATTGATTCGTCAGCTTGAGACACTGGTCAAGGCTGTCACCAAGGAGGATGTGCAGGACAAACTTGCGTCTGGTCAAACCCATGACCAAGTCGACACTTTGGAGTACTACGCTGGGTTCAACCCGAAATTTCTCGGTCCACCTCCCGGCTACGTTCCTAAAGACCCAGGTCTCCTGATGTGGGAGGCTGACCAGAAGTTCCTGACAGAACGTTTCACCCAGAAGAAATCTGCCAGCAGTGGTCAGATAGTTCTTGGAATTCCATAACCCCCGGACGTGCTATGAAAACGAGAGACATTGTTCGACAGGTAGTCATCGACCAGAACCCTCACACAGTCTGGATCGGTGACACGGTGTGGTGGTGTGCTCAGGGTCAGACAGACAACGTTCCGGCGGTGGCCACGGTCACAGACTTCTGCGGGGACAACATGGTCGACCTGACATACAATACGCCACACAGCACTGGCAAGCTGCAGGTCCTGAAGGGCGTATGCCTTCTCGGCGATGAGCGGTTGAAGAATCAGAACTACCGATCCAAGGGAGCTTGGCTCCCACGTACGGCCTTTGCGATGCTGCAGATCAAGGATTGACGGTAAATGCAACCTCTCGACATGGAACAACTGCAGCGATACGTTCTCGGCCCATTGGTTAACCAGTGGTTCGCCCGGTTCGGTGCTGCAGAGAAGTCGAAAGAGCGTTTCAACGTCATGGCAAAGCTGTGCCGGCAATTCCTTGGCAGCTCAGCCAAGACGATGTGGGAGGACTCATTCCGTAAAGAGTTCTACCCATCGGTCAGCCAGCCTCAGTTCATGGTCAGCCTGAACAAGGCGTTCGAGCTGGTCGCCATCATCGGCCCCAGCTTGTACTGGCAGAACCCCACCCGAGAAGTCAAGACGGCAGACACTCCGGACCAAGTACAGATCGCACAGATCCTTGGCCAGAATGACCCGGCCCTGTTGGAGCAGATCCAGCAGGAGCAGCAGATGACCGAGGCTCAACGCACGATGCGTAACAGTCTCGCCACTGTCGTCATGGAGTACATCGGTCGACAGCATCCCGGGTCCGTCAAGTCCACGTACGAGATGATCGTTAAGGACGCTCTCGTTACTGGACGTGGCTGCGGTTGGACAGAGACGTACCCAGACAGGGCCACGGGGGCCGCCTGCGTGGGAACATTCTACGCCCCAGTCGACGACCTGCTGATTGACCCGGATGCAACAGACCCACTATGGGGGGACGTCAACTGGATCTCCCGACGACACGTCGAAGAAGCATGGATCGTTGAACGACGGTTCGGCTACCCGCCCGGGTACCTGCACAATCGGGGCACGCATACATCGCAGGAGTTCGGTGCGACACAGAACCGCAACGAAGAACTCTACAAGAACCGCGTTGAGTGGTATGAGGTCTGGTCAACGGGCGGTATCGGTTCACGAATCACAGGTATTCAGGGGGAGATGGGTCAGGCGATTGACCAGCTTGCAGGCGACAATTGTTACCTATGCCTCTGCCGAACAGTTCCACACCCACTGAACCTTCCCCCATCGCTGGTCAACAACGGCACGCCAGAACAGATCGTGGAGATGCTGCGATGGCGTACGTCCCGGTTCGGCTCGATCTTCGAGGTTCATAAGGACCGTAAGTGGCCAGTCGAGGTTATGGACTTTTACCCGATCAACAATACACCGTGGCCGATGGCAGTCCTTGGCCCCGGCATCGGCTCACTGCTGGCGATGAACGTACTGCTGGTCACTCACCTTGAGATGAGTTGGGACCGTCGACGGGATATCATCGCCATCTACAACGGGTACGAGCAAGAGGTTGAGTCCGCAATCAAGAGCGAGGCCAACCCGGCGATTATCAAGATCAACCCGGTCAGCAATGTGCGAGTCCAGGATGTCGTGTCGTTCCTGACACGACCAGAGGTGCAGGGCAATCTGCTGGAGTGGATGCAGTACCTCGACAACCAATTCCAGATGGCGACAGGACTCGACGATATCCACTACGGTGTCAGTCAGAAGCAGGCACGCGTGCAGGCCGACGTACAGGCCAAACAGTCGGCCTCCAACGTCCGTCCTGAGAAGATGGGCACCGACGTTCATAAGTTCGTGGTCAACGTCTCCACGAAGGAGCTGTGGCTTTCAGCGATGTACATGAAAGGCCAACAGCTTCAGGGACTACTCGGCCCGTGGGGTGCGATGGCGTGGGATACCCTACTCGGGTCATTACCATTCGAGGAGCTTTGCCGCGAGGTAGAGATCTGGGTCGAAGCCACGGATCTGAAGCGGCCAAACCGCGACAAGGATATGTCCGACCTGGAGATGATCGCACCGTTCATGATCCCGGCAGCACAGAAGTACGCCGAGCTGACAGGTGACGAGAAAGTTCTCAATGCCTTCCTCGCCCGGTTCGGAGAAGCCGCTCAGATCAAGGACGTAGAGGACTTCTTCTTTGGTCCTTGGCGGCCGGCACCAGACGAGGCCACGATGCAAGCTCAGCAGCAGATGGCGATGCTGCAGTCTCAGAAACTTGAGGCCGACACTGAAGAGACCAAGGCAAAGACTGTTGCCAGATTGGTTGACGCCCAGTATAAACAGCAAGGAGCCACGGCACCTTCCTCACAGAAGATGCAGTGGAACGAGATGTTTAATCAGCAGAAGGTTCGTATGCAGGAGGAGGCTCACCTGCAGAAACTGGTTCACCTGCAGGAGCAGCAGGACATTCAGGCCGAGGCGGCCCGTAACAAACCCAAACCCGGAGGTAAGTAATGCTATCAGCGATTGAGAAGTCCGCCCTTGAGCTGATGCTGAGAGAAAAACTCGGCAGTGGCGTCGGTACGTCGGCTCTGCTGAAGGTCTTGATGTCTGTGGTCGACTCCTACGTCCCGCCATACGAGTCGATACCGGTTGCGGACCTTGAACCTGTGCTGGAGGTTGATGAACTCCACCCGGTGTTCGAGCGACCCGAAGTCGTTGTTACGGAATCCTCACCATGAGTGAAGAACGCTTCCCCACCAGACGAGAAAACATGGAGTGGATGGCTGTGCAGGACGCAGGCCCCTACGCCATCGAAGCCTTCGAACGGATGCTCGACAACGGTGAGTCCGTCTCTATGGCGGCTCAGCTTGCAACACGATCTCCACCAAAGACCGGCGTTGACGACCGGATGCTCAGTAAGAACACCAAGTCTGTCACTGAGCAGTTCAAAGGTTGTGAGCCGATGCTGGCTCTCTACCGGAACATGTATCAGCAGAAGACTGGTGAGAGACTTCCAGAGGATGCTGTCGTCTACCGCGGGTTGGCCAAGTACCCAGGAGACCCGGACTGCATCGTTACCCACAAGCATTCGCTGTCGGACGTGAAACGCAAGATGCGTGACCGTAACGAACACATCGAAGGTGACTGGGAGAACCACCCGGTTCAGCAATGTCCAAAGGGGCAAGAGGTCGCCATGTCTGACATGGTGATGAACCGGTACAAGTCTGAGTACCGAGCACTGCCTGACTTCGAGGATGTGGCTGAGAAAGATCTCGAAGCAGAGATCCTTCACAACCACTCCCGCCCGATGAGCGGTGAAGACCTGATGAGTGTGGCGACCGACCTCGACACTGTTGTAAAGAAGAACTTCGGATGATCACTGTCGACGATATGATGTCTCACATGTCTATCCAAATCAACCAGCCGCTCAGCGGCTGGCTTGAGGGGAAAGTACGGAACGCAGTGCTTGCTGCCTGGGCGCGTCTGATGTCCCTTCATGAGTGGGCTTACTTCCACCGGATGGGATCTATCATCACGTACGCGGGTCAGACCACAGGCACCGTGGACTTCGTATTGTCGACACGGCAGGTAACCCTGACGGACGCGACGTGGCCGACAAACGCTACGTCTCGTCACATCCGGATTGACCACAACTGGTACCCGATCTATCGACGTATCAGCAGCACCGTTATCGAACTGTTCGAGGGTAAACACCCGGCAGCAGATATGACGGACGAATCGTACGTCATACAGCAGGTCGTGTATCCGCTGCCGCAAGACGTCGGTGATATCCTGCAGGTAATTGAGAGCCGGCAGAACACACAGCTCGTTAGGCTCGACATCATTGAAGCCTTCGAACTGCAGGAGGGGTTTGCCTGGTCACCGATCCTACCGACCAGGTACGCCCTCATCGGCGATTCAAATAATCCTCAGCGGTGGAACCTGTGGATTCCAACCCAGCAAACGGAAGACACCGTTCTGCAGTACATGTACAAAGCGCGGAGACCCAGCGATGTCCTTGTTAGAGAAGCTCGTGGAACGGTTTCGGTTACAGGCGGAGTGGCAACGTTTTCTGAAGACGTGGTTACGACCCTGTGGAGTGGGGCCAACGTCCTGCTGAGAATCGCCAGCAACGATACGACGACTCCGACAGGTGCTTGGGGTGACACTCAGGCCGGTGACATCAGGTTCGACCGGAACTGCAACGAGGTGAGAGTTCTTGAACGTCTCACATCCACTACGTGCCGCATTTCCAACACAACTTTGGTGGTGGACGATGTATCGTTCGCAGCCTCCAGTCTCATCGACACTGGTGATGCGACGATGGAGATTTTGGTAGCAAGACTTGCGGAGGATGAATACGGTGCGAAACCTGTGGGGAATCATAACGAACTTCTTGTTTCGAAAACACGACTTGCTTCAGCCTTCCTCGAAGCAAAGTCTGCCGACGCCAGACGCGTACGAAACAAGTCCGCTGTTGCGAAGTGGTACGGTATGCGGCTCCAGGACATTGGATATTCCACCGCAGGTACCTGAGCTTGAATGGATCACAACGGAAGACCTGGCGACTGAGATTCTTCGGCGGAGTGATGCCGGTATCATAATTACTGTTTCGCGTTTGGTGCCAGACCGGGACACGATGGGTATCTACAAGAGGGGGTGCCTTGAGCAGACGCTCCTGATACTCCATGCCGCAGCCAACTCGATCGTGAAGGAGGAGATGTGAGTTTGAAACGTATAAGGTGCGAAGTGCTGAAGGTCGAGTGGGTAAAGGAAGACCGGCACAACAAGACATTGGTCCAGCCTCTGGCAGAAACGGCAGGACCCACAGAAGACCCAGTAGAGGTGCGATTCCCGCACCGCACTGAACCTGGTGACATTGTTTGGATTATGCGATGAGTGCTCCCGAGTGGAACATCCTGAACCGAACTCTCCTCACCGTCCGTGACATGGCGGCTACGAAGGTATTCGTGGCCAGTCAGGGCGAGGTGGTGCGGACTATTGCCCCCAACGCAGTCAAGGTGTGGAAAGCGGTTGAGCAGGGCCGAGGTGAGACCGGATTGGTAAACCTCGCCCTCCCCGCTATCCGCATCTCCGTTCTACCTGTTGACTCTACCATCGGTGCTGGACTAAACTGTGCCGACGATGAGGTAGTACGAGTAGCGATCCAGATCCTCGACAGTTCGAATTTCGACCAGTCCGGCCCGTTAAGGACCTACATGGATTGGATGGATTCGATCCGGTCGGAGTTGTTACAGGTACCGAATCCGTTCCTCCAGGACGCTGACGTAGCCGTGTATGACCCCTACGTCGTTCATATGGTCAAGAGGCTGCCCGCCGAGGCCCAGAGCCTAATCAGACACGAACAGCAGGTCGCAATGCTTTCCTTCCAAGTAATGGTGAGGCACCACAGATGACAATATCCGTACCAGTAAATGCCCGTATGATGATCGACGGGAATAAGTTCTGTTTCGCAAAGTTTCTCAACAACAGCTCCGTCGAACGGGTACAGAACCCCGACGCGTTGTGCGGGAATCGAGACCCACTCATCAACCGTACGGCTACCGGCCGGCGGAAGTTCCAGTTCACAACGTATCATGACATCACGGTCCCGATCCTTCAGGAACTTCTCCCGCTGGCCGGTATGACTCTGGCGACTGGCGCGTACACAGCGAACCAAGCGGCGTTGACGGGTATCCCCATCGACATCGATGCGGTAGGTGCGGTCCACAGCTACAGCAACGCCAAGATGACGCGTATGATCCTCCGGGGCCAGACGGGTACACTGCCGATCTCCATCGAGTGTCAGTGGATCGCTGAGAATGAAACCGAAGGATCGCCGAGTTGGGTTGACGGCACCGTCGATAACATATTCGCTTTCCCGGGGGCAACGTACGCAATCGATGGGGTCAGTGTCGGCTTCGACAGGTTCGCATTCGTCATCGACAACAAGTTGATCCCATCGTGGAACTCTTCGGTCACCGTCACGGATGTTGGCAACGGTCCCCGCCAGACGCTGCTGGCAACGAGTATCCCATACATCGCCACTACGAAAGACCTGTACTGGGACAACAGGGATTCAACAGCGGCCGGAGTAGACCACGTTCTCGCGATCACAAATGGTACCGACAGCCTGACGATCAATATTCCGAACGCTATCTTCGTCCCAGAGGCACCTTCAATCGAGGGAGCACTTGAAGAGATTCGTTTGCCGATGACATGGGAAGCACACCGCACCGCCGCTGTTGCCGGCTTCAACCTCGTGCTGGTCAACACATGATACCTGCTTACCTGAATGATGGTTTCACCGCAGAAGTATCGGCCGGCGTATTCTGCCGGCCGATGCTCTGGGCTGAGAAGAAAGCGTGGAGAGAGATCGCCGCGTCAAGTACTGACGATGGTTGGTACCGACTCATCCAGCATCACGTCTATGGTGATCCCACCGGCCTGAGCACGGAAGAACGGGCTCGGGTTGTCGAAGCTGTCCTCGGGTACACAGTGAAGGATGAGAACCGGGACTTCCAGGATCTCAACGATACAGTTCAGTTACATGCGACAAACCCCGGACTGAGCCTGGCGAGTTGTCAAACTTGTCGAGCGTATTGTTTCAATCACGAAACGGGCGAGGTTTACTTCGGCCCGTCTGGGCAGCCGACTCCGCTGCCAAAGAATATCAAGGTACCCTGCGAAACGCAGCGAGGATGCCTGAAGGGTCACTGGTCTGAGCCTGTTGGCCTGTCGAACGATAAGTGGTTACTCACCTGGAGACACTTCTGGAGGCATCGGTTTGAGTGCCCTCTGCAGGATGAACTGTGGCACCGAAATCGGATGCTGATTGAATGGACGGTGCTTTATGGACGAGATAAGCGATTTGATCCGTTTGTTGGCGGAAGCTCCAATGGAAGAGCCGCCGATGACCCGTCCGAAAGAACTGCTCGACAGGATCGCGATTGAGCGTGTTGTAACGCAGGGCGTCACCCCCGAAGGTAACGCGTCCCCTGAAGCCCAGCCAACGGACGTCAAGGTTGCCCCCGGCATCTCAGCCTCACCAGCAGCCGCCAAGGGATCGCCCGGCGTCTCAGCTTCCCCCACCGGGACCAACGCGTCAGCGGGC